CATAGGCCACAGTCCTCACTCCTTCCTAAAAAGAAAGAAGAGGACTATTTGCCCTCTCCCTTTGCTTTTTTATTCTCTTCCGGCTCTTTATCTACCTCTTTTTTAGCTTTGCCTTTTTCCGGTTCCGGCTCTTTATCTGCTAATTGGGCTTTCAATTCTTCATTTTCGGCTCTTGCCTTTTCAAGTTCTTTGTTGAGGAACTCATTTTTAGCTGTCAACTTTGAAATAGTAATTGCCTTTGGAGATTGTATCTTTTCAAATACAATCCTGTTGCCTTCAAGCCTGCCTATTTTATATCCTTGGTTAATATACTTTTGCCGTTCATCTTCCGATATGGGATATTGTCTATTGTCTTTTTGTGCATATAGCATAGTTATCCTCCTCCTATTCCTCTACCTCACCGCTGACTATCTCGTGCATCCCGCCGGCAATAGCTTTATTATCTGAATTCATTTTGACAACTAAAACAATATTGCCCTCTTCAGCAGCAAATCCGGTAGCAGGCACATAAACAGCCCAATCAGCACTTAGCAAAGCCGTTTTAGTAGTGTCTCTGTCGGGCAATGTAATTGCATCACCTGAGCCATCATCAACTATCACCATGTAGTAATCACCGCTTGCAGGTATGTCATAGATAGTTAATTTTGTTGCTGCCTCAGTGCTTCCGGGAGCTATATCAAAATATAAGGTAGAGAGCACGTCCCCAGCTGCTGCCTGTGCGTTAATAGCAATAGCACCTATTTTACGCTGTATTACAAATAGATCTGTATATAGCCTATTTTGATACAAGTACCCATAAGCGCTATCAGGGGTTTCACCTTTGTTCCATAGATAGATATCAGATACCTTGACAGGCGCCAATATAGCATCAGTATGGTACAACATCATATTGATTTGTAATGCCCCATCTGCGGGGATGCAACCATCGCTAAAGTTGTAAGCAGTTTTCATCCTATCACTAGGCACTTTGATAATTTCCACTTCGTCTAAAGATCTAACATTTCGATTTACCGCCCTTGCGCCACCGGTAACATCTATTGTCCTTTGGAGCTTATCTGCGTTTTTAAGCATTGTATAAACTACAGGAGTTACCTTCAGTATTCTTCCACTCTCGGGTACTCCAGCCTCATCCATGCTCTCCATCATTTCATCAAATACTATTAGAATATTCATGGGGTTCAGCAAGGTAGTATTCACCACACCACTGTGTTTTCTGAAATCGGTATACAGCTTGCTGTACCTGTAGCTATCAAGCTCAGGTATCGCCTGTTCCGAGTTGAATACACTTGTAAGATTTGCTGCAGATAATACCTGGTTGGTTTCATCTACATCCATCTCATCTACATAAAACTGAATATCCCTGTCATGCTCTAATGTCATAGGTTGATATATATTGCTTATAGTTCCGGACTTCTTGGTACCGTCACGAGCATGGTCCTTATACCCGGACAATATGATAGTGGGTATCTTAATAGTTTTTGCATCGATAAAGCTATATTTCTTGTTTCTTTCCATATCAGCAGAGGTTAGTTCCCTTGCAAATTGTTGTTCTATTTGTCTTTCAAATCTTTGTGCATAGTTGATACTCATTTATACTCATCCTTTCTAATCTTCTATGTTTCCGAAGGCTGCAGCTATCGCAGTTTCAACATCATTTGAACCGCCACCCGTGCTGCCCTCGTTTCCTACTTTTTGGAATCCTTTCTCTCCTTCTTCTTGCTTTTCTTCCTTGAACAGAAATCCTTTGTTCTCCTTGAGAAAAGCGATTTGTTCATCTAGTCCTACGACTTTCCCGTCCTCACTTAGTATCAGTTCGTCTTTTTTGATTAGGTTTGCTGCTATATCCTCATCGTGCACCTTGCCGGATAATGCTAGCTTAATAGCATTAGATAATTGCAGCTGTTTTAATTCTGTCTCATATGTCTCCTTGGCTGTTTTATTTTCTTCTTGCAAGGTTTCTATTTGCTGTTTAAATCCTTCAATATCCAGTTTTTTTAGATCCTCTAATTGCTGATCTCTTTCGGCTATATCTTCCTCTAGTTTTTTCTTTGCCCCCGCCAGTGTGTTATATGTCTCTTTAGGTACCGCATACTTCGGGAACTCTGTATTTATTTCTTTGGTGAGATTTTCGGTATCTATATCGCCGTCTTTTGTGTGCTTTTCAATCAGTTTTATAATCCAATCCATTATTTTTCATTCCTCCAATAGTTTTTTATACAGGTCACTCCCTGTTAGGAGATACGTTTGGTTATACTCAAAACCTTTAAAAGAGTAACGAACAGTTTATTGTCATATCCAGGACAAAATAAAAAAGCCCTATTATTTGGCTTTCAATGATAATTTCTTTAAGTTTTTAGGATCCTTAATCGCTACCGGATCATATATCTCAAATAGCTTATTGAGTATCTTTTCCTTGCAGATTTTAATGCCTTTATCTATGTCAAAATCTTTAGGGTCCATACATATACAGTGATCGACCACTATATAACCATTCTTAAGCTTAACAGTCATAACAATAAGGTTTCCATAATCTATATGAATGGTTTTTTCTGCTTGGTTGTATTCATTGATTACGAATTGAGTGATACTTCCCTTTGACATAAATAAATCCGGTTGGAATCTGTGCCATGCTTCGACTAAATCTCCATCAAAGTCCTTTATTGCCTTNTCGAGCCCATCCATATTTATTTCCCTCTTTTCTCAATTAAATATAAAATTATAACGGTAGCGCATATAATCAGCGTTACCTGCGTAGCTGTAGCCATGTTAATACACCTTCTCCCTTCTGTATGCCCTTCTTAATTGTGGATTCTCTTTCAAAAAGTTCCTCGTTTCTTTTTGCCATTCCCGGACCTCATGCTGATAATCTTTTCTATTTTTTTCATTAATCGATCCCTCTGCTAACCTTTTATATCTTCTTATTTGTCTTTCGATGTGCCGCTGCTGCTGTTCCCGTCTATAGTTTTCCTCCACACCCTCCATATCCGGTATCTCCGGCAATGTTGTTATACCGGGAAAATAAGTGCTGAGATTGTGGCGACAATTCGGATGCATCAGACCCGCATCCATAGCTGTACTTAATAAGGGGAATGATCCAGCTATTGGGCTGCCCCCGCCGTACACATCATCGATAATAATCATTCCTTGCCATGGTATACATAGAGGACAGGCTGTAGCATGTGCGGAAACAACCACTAAATACAGGCCCATTTCCTGTCTTTTCTTGCCCTCTGCCATCAGGTATGCCCTATGGTTTGCCGTTCTTAATGCCATTTCCGCATAGGAGGCTATATTGACTTTTTTACCGCCTTTGTAAGTAATTGCATCTATCCCCTTGGCTAAAAAGTCCTTGGTTGCCATGTCTATAGCTTTGTCCAGTGATACGGTACCAGTATTATAATGCACATGGGCACGAAATATAGTCTCTCTATATACATCATCCATACGTCTTAATACTGAAGCGTTGGCCTCGTTGAAATCATTTTCAACAGTCTCCATCAATGCATCAANCTTATTATCGTTCATTCGAAAAAAGACTTCATCCATAGGCGTAGGAGCATCTTCCCATATCCTTATGTTTTCCAGTGCCTTTTCTAATATATTTTTCATGTCTTCTTCTTCGATGGGAGATAATATAGGTTCCAGGTCTCCCGGCAATTTAACAAAAACATCTTCCACATACATGTTTTTTATTTCTCTTATGAACTCGTTAACTTGGTCCTGGGATTTTTTATATGTTTCTACCAATGTAAATTTTATAAATTCCTCTATGGAGACATTATACTCTCCTATTATCTCCATGTTCTCCCGCCTGAATCTTTCCAAGTCTCTCAGTTTAACAGATTGCCATTGTTCGAACTTAAACCCTTCTTTGAACTCTTCTTCCTGATGCCTTGCAAGGTTTCTTCTCATAGATCTGATTAGTTCCAGTTCCATTTCCTGATATATCTTTCGGATGTTGTATGCCTCATCCCTGTTTTTACTCTTCATCTACCTCCCCACCTTCAAGACCATCAACCCCGGCGGCCGGCTCATCTATCACATAGTCGCCTTGTCTAATGCGCTGTACTTCCATGGCCTTTTCCTCCTCGGTCCAAGTGTCACCATAAAGCTCCTCAACAGCCTGCTCAACACTCATCACTCCAAATGACTTAGCCTTGCCCACTACTTCTACTACAGAACCGAAATCAGGACTTGCGTATTCACCAAAGGATACTGTTGTTTCATAGTCTTTTGGGCTTCTCTTTTTAATATTGTCATGTACTTTTAGTGTTGTATCAACCAATAGAGGAATAGCCTCGTTTAGCACATCTAATATTTTTCCCCTAGTATATAGGGTGGTTTTCTCCTTTTCTCTCTGTGCCAATGCATTGTCAGTTTTCTTCAGATCGATTCCAAGCGTGGCGGGTGATAAAATTCCTTGTAAACACATGTCCAAAACATTAGCATAGGATTCAACAAAGGCTTCGTATTCTATATCTGCTTGTACTTGATCTATTTGAACCTTGGCATCTTCGGTCATATTTGTTCCAACTTTTATAAACTGATTATCAAACGGATTGGGTCTCATTATAGCGCCAGTTTCAGGATGCCTAGGAATTAAATCATCTGGGATATAGTTTTTCACCCTGCCGGCCCTTATTGCATCTATCCATTGACTTATTACTTCATCCAGGGCATCAAAGTTATCTGATTTCCTTTCAAATATAGAGTTGCCCCTGTTTTCAAATTTAGCTGACTTAAAGAATTTCATGGGCACTGCCATAATAAAATCACCTGCATATGCAATCTTGCTTAGGTGACTGATTTCTGGTACTTTGCTGAGCGGTATTTCCTTGTTATTTTTATCATATAATTTATAATCTATGAACCCTCTCCCGTAGATTTCTTCCAACCTATAGGTCTCTTTTTCATAAGCGTAATAGGCATAAAATATAACTTCCTGCAATCTTCCCCTTTTGTATGTATAACTCACATCAGAACCACTGAAAAACTCTATAATGGGGTATTCTGTTATTTCCGTATCCACGCTAAGTTTGAATGCGCCATCCCCATCTATAAGGGTGTTTTTTATAGCCTCTTCTAATAATTCTACAACTTTATTGTCCTCGAATATTGTATCCCACAGATCCTGGTTCTCTTCCTTTTGTAAATTTATACTATCTAAATCGGCCACAACAATATCTACTAACTTATCTACTATCTCTCCCGGTAAGCTGCTATGAAACTTTCGTATACTAGAATCCGCACTGGGCACGGCCGCCCAAAACCTGGACCTGCCTACATCGTCTATTGCCGCCTGTTTGAAAAACTGATCTAATTCTGACGGATCCCCTCTGTACCAAATTCTATTCCTTAAAACTGTTCCCGTATGCGAGAGGGGTTCTCGGATTGATATTTGATGGTCCTGGGCCGGCTGTATGTCCAATAGTCTCATTATCATATTTTTTATCACCTCTCTTACACTCATGATTTAGCCTCCTATTCCTATCCTGGTCCTAAACGGAATCCACCCATAACTTGACGCATCAATTGTGTGGTTGTTTCGGTCTTCCGGTTCATACTTATCTTCCTTCCATGAATAGCTTTCTAATTCTCCGATGTGTTCCTTGCAATGATCTAACACAATATAATCAGCCTGCGGTTTAGTTTCGCTGACGTTTAGCCATCCAAGCTGCAAGTGTATCCTGTCTATCACTTGTACTTTCTTATAAGAATTAAGAAAATTATATATACTGCCTTTTTCTCTTTTATGTTTTTTACATTCTGTTATGGTCGCCTGGTCCCCAGAATCAATGAATACGTCCCTGGCAAATCCCCATTCCTTTCTGTTTCTTTCAAGGAAATCTATCAATCTTGGAGGAATATCACTTGGAGCCAAGGGAATATCCAAGTCAGCATTGTTATATACTTCCTCATCCAGGACAATCAACTGACCTTTGTCTGTAATCCCCTGGAAGATAAATGCTATTGTGTCCGGGGATTCTTGTGAATATGCCGTGTCAACCCCACAAGAAAAGCGTGCAAATCGCAAGGGCTCTTTCTCGTCTTTCATCCTCTTTTTAAGCCAGGTTATGGACCTGGCATTGTTTTTTCTGGTGAAGTTCGAGAATATTAATCCGGTGGCCCGACCTCTTTGACCCTGGATCTTGTTTTTAAATAGCTTGGTACCCTTCGGCACATTTGTTATGATCTGTTTTAATTTTTCTTTGGTCAATCCTAAATTGTGCTTAAAAGAAAAGAACCAATGCACCCAACCGGGCTTTGGTTCCTCATTTAACATTTTATTCAGTTCTGCAGGTGCATCCGCCTTATACTCTGGCAGTGGCCGACTGTGGTTGATGTATTCTTTGTAGACCGGCAAACTCGGATCATCGGGATTAAGAGTCCCTAAGAGATAGTCGCATCTCATGGAGATTTCCCTTACAAATTCCATGTTAGCTATGTTAATCTCGTCTATAAAGACACATCCGTATTGCCCGCCCAGGGCTTTCTTCCATCTAGTTTTATTGTCGTAGCCCAAAACATATATTATTTTCTCGCCCCCGGGTGTCTGGTATGTTATATGTGGAAGAGAGTGTTGTCCCCGGCCGGCTGCATTGTATTCCACCAAATTTTTAAATATATCTGTTATGCCCAGGTCTTTATTTATGATGTTTTTTTCTATGGTCCCCAAGTCTAATCCGGATAACACGTGCGATGTCCTGGAGCTTTCTGCTGCCTTGAGCATAAATTTTAATACTCCGACTGTTGTTTTTCCTGAAAATGTTGTTCCTTCGAGAAATTCTACTGGTGCCTCATGTTTTAGGAACGCCTTGAATTTATCTGATAACAATAGCTGTTCCGTCATGTTATCAATTTTCCTTCAGCTGCTCTAAAATTGAGTCAAGCTTATTTAATCCTGTATCTACTGAACCACTGTGTTCAACATCTCTTTTATCTCTCCACTCATGAGGTTTTCTATTCTTCAACCAAAATATTTGTGCTGTAGTATCTGGAATAACTTGCTTGGTTATCTTTTCTACTCGTTTTCTATCCTTGCCCATTTCGTCTTTCTCAATAATTTGCTTTGTTTCCTCATACTCATATCCTAGTGCTCTTTTTAGTAAGGCATTTTCAACTTGCCTATCAATTACTTCTTTTCCCTTTTTTAAGGCCTCGGATATATCGGGATACTTGTTTCTCCACTCATACAAAGTAGAGGGATGTATGCCTATGTTGTGGGATATTTGTTCGTCTGTAAGTCCGTCTCTTGCCCACCCTTCTATTTTGAGTAGTCCTACTTCTGCTATCCAATCATGATATTTGCCCGGCCCTCTCTTTTTACTCACTTCATATCACCACCTCTTTCCTCTATGTGCATTTGTCATTTTATCTTTATTTGATTGTTTCTTATTTAATGC